GATACGAATAACCAGCCTCTTTGTCGGGCTCAGGGAGAAGCTCCGGTGGCATCCACTGCTTTGGACGCTCCGCAAATTCACGGTTATCAGTTTCACGAGTAATACGGTTTTGTGCCATGTCAGGCTCCTAATTTCAAAACTTCACGGACATATTGCTCAGGAGTAATCCCAAGCTTCTTGGCAATAGCAACTTGCGATTGCGTTAAGCGAACTCGCTTCGGTGCGGTCGACCGAGTTGCTGGCGCCACTACCGTGGCAGGCTTCACCCTTGAAGATGTCTTCTCTGGCTTTGCCTCTTCGAATTCCTGCTCACCGAAATGATCAGGGAACCGTTTTTGCATCGTTTTGTCTAACTCTGCGTAATATTCCTCAGACCCAACTTTAACCCCTCGTTCACGTAAGTCTTCGTGCACACCGAGTGCTGTTGCCGTCATGACTTTGTCCTGTCCGAACCAAGTATTTTCTTCCTGCCAACGCATTACGCGATCATCAGGACGCGGCACAGATGGTTGTTGAACCTGCTGTGGTTGAGTTTGTACATTAAATTGCTGCTCTTGTAAAGAGGGCAACTTAAACTTTTTGATGTTGTCAAGACTATTCTGAGCGCGAATGAGCTCTTGCTGGGCGCGCAACATGCGGTCAGAGTCACCAGCTTCATACGCTTCTTTGTATGCCTGCTCGGCAGCCTTGAGCTCAGCTTTGGCTGCCTTTTTCTTGGTGTCTTTGTAGTCTTTTTCGCCAGTGGCCAACAATTGGTTGGCGCGCTGGAGTTGAGCATTGAGCATCTGAGCCGCTTCAAGGGCTGCAATGCGTTCGCGTTCTGCGGCTTCTCTGGCGCGACGTTCGTCGTTCCAAATGCGCTTCATGCGAATGATCTTGTCTTTGGCGTCTTTGCTGTACTTGTCAACTTCGTCAACTTCAATCTCAAGCTTTTTGACTTCGTCTGGATTGACTGGCTTGCGGCCACGGTCTTCTTCAGGCGTATCGTCTTCAATCTCGATCTCAATGTTTTCTTGCTCAGCTTGAGCTTCTTGCCTTCCCTGATTTTCTAATTCATCAGGGAATTTGAAATCTGTATCTGCCATGTCCGGCTCCTTAGTATTGTTTGCGACGGATGCCGCGAGGATCTTGGACGACTGCTTCCACCGAGTCATCATTGATGATTCGGAACTCACGGTCATGGATTACCAAGCGAGTGCCAGCATTCGGGCGAACCAGAACAAAGTCATGCTCTTGACACCAAGGGCCAGTGGGGAAACGTTTTTCATCCTTGTAGCAATCAGGCCCCATCTTCACAACAAACAACACTGTAGTGAGCAGTTCGTCATTGCGCATGGTTTCGTCAGCTTTTACCAAGCCGCTGTCGTATTCCTTCTCCGCCTCAGGGATGGCACACAAAATACGATAGCCTTTTGGTTCGGGCAACGCTTTTGCTTTTTCTTCCGCTGATTTGTTGAGGATTTGCGATAGGTCTACCGCGTTAACCAAGTCTAGGTTTTCACTCATTGTCGGAGTTTTCCATTCGTTGTTCGAGGTCTTTGATGATGGCACATGCAGATTCAAGACCCCGCAACTGTCCGCATGTGTATTTGTATTCCTCGTAGCTCGAACAATGTCCGCGAGCCATGGCATCAGAAAGCATGTACATGCGTTCCTGATACTCTTTCAAAAGGTACTGAAGATTTTGGTCCATTACTCTCCTTTAGGTTTAGGTTTGTTTTGCGCTGCCTTCATCTGCATGTTGTGTTTATGCAGATCTACGGCGTGCCCTTTGTCTGCCATGGCTTCTTGTTGCGCCAACGTGGTGGCGTGTTTGACAGCATCCATGGCATGACTGCGCTCGTTTTCCACTTGGTCTTGGCGGAGTTGAGCGGCTGTCTTGAGAGCATCCATTTGCATGTTTGCATGCTCGCGGTTGTTCTGTTGTTTGATCTGTGCGGCAGTTTTGAGCGCGTCCATTTCGAGTTGTTTCTTGCGCAAAGCGATATCTGCCAAATCTTTTTGTGATTTGCGCTGAACCTCTTGTGCTTTGAGCTGCAACTCTTGTTGTTGCATTTGCACAATTGGGTCTTGTGCTTGCTGTTGCGCTTGCTGCTGGGCGGCCTGACCTTGGTTCATTGCCAGCAAACGCTGTGCGGCCATGGCCAACATCGGTGCCAAGCGAGCTTCGGCTTGTGGGTCCATGTGGACTTCTTCGCCTGACTGATCCATCTGTGGCGGCAGGCTGAAGCCAAGCTGCTGCTCGATCTCCACGCGGTACTGGAACCCCAAGTGTTCGTTGATGTGCGCCATCATGGCCGATTGCAACTGCTGTGCCATTGGGTTGTTTTGTAGCAACGATGCAATTTTTGGATCTTGCATAGCCGACATGTGAACCGCAATGTGGGCTTGGTGGTCTTGGGAGATGAACGCCTTGACCGGTTTCATCATTAAGATGTTTTGGTTCTCGCTGATTGGATCCACGGGCACCATATCTTCCGGCATTGGGATCAGTTTGGCAGCGTTCTTGATGCCCAGCACTTCCAACATCTGGCGGTGCAACAGGGGCATGTTGTACATCTGCGGCGCGGACTGAGCCAACTGCAAGACGGCTTGGTACTGGACGATCTTCTGCGCCATGGTAGACGCGTTGGGATCGCTGACAGGTATAACGTCCACGTTATCGTAGTCCGACTTCTTGGCGCGGCGGTCACCTTCTGAAGGATCGTAGTCGTATTCCTCGGGTGTGTACTCGGCAATGATGTGTTTGAGCAGTTTGAGCTCTTGCTTCAAGCTGAAATGCACGCGCGCTTGGACGGCAGACATCACCTTTAAGGTGCGTTCAAGAATCGCCAAAGTGGTGCCAACTGGTGCATTGGCCGACATGTCAGATAGGTTCAAATCTGCCGTGTTTGCAAAGCGGCGACCCTCTTCGATGATCTTGTCCATCAGCCCGGCCAACACTTGGCTCGGTTCTTTGTATGGCAACGGCAACAAGTTGTCGCGCAGCGCGCCGGCGGGCACGTCTACGTCACGCCATTCGCCCGGGGCAATCGGCGTATCGTCACCTTTGACGCGCATGCCACGAGTTTTGAAGCCGCCGGGCAGATTTGACAGGGTGCCTGCGTCCACCAACTGGCGGATGATGGATGTGCCACTCTTGGCGTATGCACCAATCAGGTGGATCAGGCCAAAACAGTAGAAACCAAAACCGGGGATGTAGCCATAGTGCACCAAGTGGGTACGTTTTTGGTGGCTTTCGTCATCTGGCTCCCAGTTTCTGCGGATGGCCAAGATTTTCATCGAGCTTTTTTCGATGGTGACAATGTATGGCAGGGCAATACCGGTTGGATTGCCGTCTTCGTCTTTATCTTCGTGGCCAGCCAAGTCCAAATTGACTTGCATTTCCAAAATCTTGAATCGGTCGTCCGCCGTTGCGCGGAAACCCATTTTTTCGGCAATTTTCTTCTCAACTTCGTCCAAAGAACTGGTTGGCTCACCCAAATCCACGTCTCTGTAGAAGCCGCCGACCTGCAAAATGCGCAGATCGTTCTCTGTTTTGCGCATCACATGGGTGACGCGGGGTGAAGAATGTAAGTCTGATGCGCCATATGGGACAACAACGTCCTCTGCGGGCACATACATTGACACTTGGCGGCCAAGACCGGGGTCAAAATACACCTTTTTGAAGGCGTTTCCAGCCAAACCCAAGCCCCAAAGCATGCGCTCAGTCTCTGGGCGGTACTCAGGCATCTTTTCTGTGAGCTGGTAGTTCATGTCATCTTGAACTCGCTCGGCAGATTCCTTTTTGGCCGGGGTTTCTTTGCCAACAATCACCGTTTTTACGGGGCCGGCAGCCGGAAAAATCGACATCATGGTTTCTGACTGGAATTTCACCAGCGCCTCGGCCAGCAATGGGTGGTAAACACCGCATGCGCCTTCCCATGGCTCGCTACGCTCTTCAATTTTCAAGCCAAGGAGTTCAAGGCCGTCGACGTAGGTTTGGATCCAGTCTTTGCGCGAGGCAATGTCGTCGTCAAAATCGCCAATCAGGTCACCGGCAATCTGTGCCAGCTCTTGCTCGTCCATGTATTCGGCAAGGTTGGCGTTGAAATCGTCTTCGCTTTCTGCTTCGGGCTCCAGCGTGATCTCCATTCCGTCGATGCCAATCGTCACGGCATCAGGATTTTCAATTTCAATTTCGATGGGTTCTTGGCCTTGGGCCAGTTCATCGATTCCTTGGGGAGCTTCGTACAGAGCTTTGTCGATTGCCATGGTGTGCCTTTAATAATATGCGTATGTGCGGCGCTTGACTTTGATGTCGTCTTCTTCGTCAGAGTCTAGTCTGATAAAGCCGCCTTGACGGAAACGGATGAGCGCTTGGGTTGAAGAGTCAACCAAGTCGTCGTGTGCTGCATTTGGAAACGATGCCATCTGTTCGATCACTTCGTGTGCCCATCTCATGTCTGGAGCCCATACTTTACCCGAACGGAACAGGTCCGTCACGGAATTTAAACGCACGAATTTATCGTTGCCGCGCACCGGATTGTATGGGTACACCGTAATGCCCATGCGTTGCAATTCAAAAATAAGTGGCGAGCCCGCCGCTTTGGCTTCAATCACGCACGTATCAGGCTGCCATTCTCTGTACATCTCAATGGCTTTGTCCTTCAACTCTGGGAACTCCATGCGCTCTTGGAAAGCATCGAGCAGAATAATGTTTGGGTCGTTTTGGTTTTCGTCTTTGTAGAAAACACCCCACGTTGTGCATGCCGAATAGTCAGACCGTTCATTTTTTGTGAACGCCGTGTCCCAAGATTGGATGATGAACTCACATGGCGGCGCGCGCTCGCCTTCCCACATCTTCCACCACTCCCGTTTGACCAGAGCACCCTCTTCGCCCGTTGGCCTTTGTTGGTACTGAGCATTCCACTTGGACGGTGGCAACTCCTCCCGCAAAGCTTCAAGTTCTTTGATCGACCAAAATTCTGGCCATAGGGGATTACCCGAGGGTAAGATTGCCGGCAGTTCAATGATGTCCCACTCTTCTCCAGTACTACGTTTCATTGCGTCCGCAAGTACCCGCCCCGTAAGGTCATTTTCCGCCCAGCGTGTGTTGTGACTAACTATGCCGTTGGCAATAAAATTTTCAGTTTTATCAATTTCAACATCAAATACCTCCTCTTCTCCATCAGGCAGGATTGCCACTATTGGGTCTGCTGTGAAGTCGGAGATACGATGCAGCTCTGTCAAGTACATCTGCTGTTTTTCCATAACCGACCGCAAGATTGCAGTCATTGCAGAGTAGTCCCCTGACCTTTCCCGTTTCATGGTTGTGGTCGATGCACAACTTTCCATTCCAATGCGCTCTGGTGTTTGTGTTTGACGGAGACTGGCCACAGACATCGCAGCAGTTACCACGTTCCGCCACCATTGCTTCATACTGCTCAAGGGTAATCCCGTACCGGTGTTTAATACGCCTAGCTCTGTTTTTTTCTGAAGATGGTTTTGCTGGTGGAAATTGTTTGATGTAGTGTTTACTGCATAAGCCACGACTTGAAACAGGGTTTTTACATTCTTCAATAAGGCACGTAAACCCTTTCCATTTCCCATGATGCCCCAATGGTTGTATTGGCGCATTGGGGTTTTTGCGATGGTATGCGTCTTTGGCTTGGCATGGATGGCACCTTCCAGGTTTTCTTTTTGATCTTGATGGTCGTTCGCATCCTTCAACGATACAAGTAAATCCCCCACCTTCAGATTGTTTAGTCTTGTCCATTCAAGTACTCCTTCATTTATTACAAGAAACGGATGCCTCTCGTTTGCACGAAGAATTTTACCAGATAATGTTTGCACCTTGTATATGAAATCAATACCACTTGACCGCCAATTATTAACTTTGCTTGTTGACAACTTCCCGTTGTCAAATGTAGCTACTTGATCTCCGGGGCAAAGATTACGCAAAAATTTTTTAGAGCCATCCGCCATAAGAACTGACGTATCTCCAGTCATACACATCACCATCACGATGGTTCCGCCCGGCTGTAAACGTTGCCGAGGACCAGATGTGTACCACTCATAGACTTTTTGGTAGACCTCTGGGTTGCCGGCGGCCAGTGCAGCTTCTTGTTCGGAATGGGGGTCGTCGATGATCACAATGTCACCGCCCTTACCCGTCACCGTACCGCCCACGCCAATCGCAAAATACTCGCCGTTTTTATTTGTGCTCCAGCGCCCCGCCGCCTTGCTGTCTTGCCGCAGTGAGACGTCAGGAAATACTTTCGAATATGTTTCTGAGCCAACCAAGTTACGAACCTTACGGCCAAACCCCACGGCCAGTTCACCGGTGTTGGAACATTGGATAATTTTTTTGTGTGGAAATTTGCCAAGGAACCAGCTTGGAAAAAGGTACGACGCAAACTCAGACTTCGTATGGCGCGGCGGCATATTAATGATCACGCGCTTCAATGTGCCATCGGCGATAGCCTCGAATTTTTTTGCCATCAGAGCATGATGCCGGCCATGGATAAACCCCGGCCACATCAACTTCACATATTCCATGAAATTTTTCTGAGCCTTCTCCCTCACCAGCGCCGCCTGATACGTCTCCACTTCATCCAGCAACGAGTCATACATCGCCGGATCCAATTTTGAAATCAGCTCTTTCAATGCTTCAGGCGTAACATCACTCATTCTATATTCCTAAAATTTATATAGACAGGCCGAATGCTTCGTTTTCGTTCTAAGCGCTTTAGAACCCCGAGCTTCACCAACCTATCCACAATCTCTTTCGT